GTAGAGGCAAAACTCAAAAACTTGGCGAAGGCGCTACGAAATATAAAAGCGGAGGCTCGGTTAAGTCCGCTTCGTCCCGTGCTGACGGTATTGCCCAGCGGGGCAAAACGCGTGGGAAGATTTGCTGATGCCTAGTGTGTCAAAAAAACAGCATAACTTGATGGCGATGGTCGCTAATGACCCTGATGCCGCCAAGCGTGTTGGTGTCCCTCAGTCTGTCGGGGAGGAGTTTGTGAAGGCGGATAAAGGTAAGAAGTTCGGTGCGGGCAAAGCCGCTCGTCCTGATCTTCAGAAAGTAAACAAATCCTCGACCCGACATGGGAAGGGACAACTTTTTGCGGAGGGTGGTATGCCTATTCAAATTGCTAAAGATTCAAAATATCGTTCTCAAGAGCTAGACGAAATGAAACGTAAGGCTGTGTCACGAGAAAAAGACGAGGAGAAAGACATGAAAAAAGGTGGCAAGGTCAAGAAGATGGCTATGGGCGGCTACGCAGGTGGCGGTATGCCTATGGTCATGAAAGACGGCCAAAAAGTTCCGGCGTTTGCGGCAGACGGCAAAGGCAAGATGGCTAAAGGCGGCATGGCTATGAAGAAAATGGCAGGCGGTGGTCTAGCTGCGGGTCACAAGTCGGCTGATGGTGTTGCACACAAAGGCAAGACTAAAGCTAGACAAGTCACGATGGGCGGCTCCACCGGCATGAAAAAAGGCGGTATGACCAAAATGAAGTACGGCGGCAAGGCGTGCTGACATGAGGGCCTCGCGTGGCATGGGTGACATTAACCCTTCTAAGATGCCTAAAGCTAAGAAAAAGGCTAGGCGGGACGACACCGACTTTACGCAATATAAAGAAGGTGGCAAGGTTAATGCAGCGGGTAATTACACGAAGCCGGAACTGCGCAAGCGGATCGTGGCACAAGTAAAGGCAGCGGCGACTCATGGCACTGGCGCAGGCCAGTGGAGCGCGAGGAAGGCACAGCTCGTAGCTAAGAAGTACAAGGCAGCAGGAGGAGGCTATCGTGGGTGATTTACGCAAACTCGTAAAAGAAATCGAAGCAAAACGCGCCAGAGGCGAGATCAAAGAAGTTGACCCAAAAACATTTGCCGAGATTGAAAATAAAGCAGGGCTGTCGGACACACCTGTACCAGCAGAAATGGTGTTGCGTCAGAAGGACGGTAAATACTTTGTTAATAACAACGAAGTTAGTAAAGAAGAGTTTGATAAAGCCCAGCAGCAGTCAGATCAAGCAATGAGTATTAAGCGTGATACAGCAGGTAAGCGCATTCGCCCTTCGCTGGAAGAACGTAAACGCGCAGCATTTTCCGAGTTAGACGGTATGAAAAAGGGCGGGGCAGTTAAATCCGCTTCGTCTCGTGCAGACGGAATAGCGCAGCGTGGTAAAACACGGGGTAAGATGAGATGAAAGCCCCGCAGCAAAGCCTGAAGTCATGGGGCGAGCAGAAATGGCGAACGAAGTCTGGCAAGCCATCGTCGAAAACTGGCGAAAGGTACTTGCCAGAAAACGCGATCAAGTCTCTGAGTCCAGCGGAGTACGCAGCAACGACAAAAGCGAAACGGGCAGGCAAGAAAGCTGGCAAGCAGTTCGTCGCGCAACCAAAACGCATAGCCCAGAAGACCGCGAGGTTTAGATAATGGCAAATACTTCCGGTACTGCAGCATTTAACTTAGAACTCGTTGATTTAATCGAAGAGGCGTACGAACGCGCCGGTAGAGAGTTACGCAGTGGCTACGACTTCCGTACGGCACGGCGTAGCTTGAACATCATGTTTGCTGATTGGGCAAACCGTGGCATTAACATGTGGACGATTGAGCAAGGCACAATCAACCTTGTTCAGGGGCAGAATACTTATGCACTTCCTAACGATACTGTTGATTTGCTGGAGCATGTTATTCGTACTGATGCCAACCAGCAGTCCACTCAGGCTGACCTCACTATCACCCGAATAAGTGTATCCACCTACGCTACGCTGCCTAACAAGCTACAACAAGCGCGGCCTATTCAAGTTTGGATACAACGGCTAAACGGGCAGACTTCGCCAGCTACGACACTGCCAGCAGGTATTAGCGCTACGGATACAACAATCACGGTAACTTCGGCTGCTAATTTACCTGCTGCTGGGTTTATAAAGATTAACAATGAATTGATTAACTACGGCTACGTTGTGGGCAATACGCTCTACAACTGCTTTCGTGGGCAAGAGAACACAACCGCCGCTAGCCACTTGGTTAACGCTACTGTTTACTGGGCGCAGCTACCAGCTGTTAGTGTTTGGCCTACGCCTGATGGTTCTCAGCCGTATCAATTCGTCTACTGGCGCATGCGCCGTACGCAAGATGCAGGGGGAGGTGTCAACGTCATGGACGTCCCTTTCCGTTTTATCCCCTGTATGGCGGCTGGGCTTTCTTATTACATCGCTACTAAAATTCCTGAAGGCTTAGAGCGCCTTGGCATACTGAAACAACAGTATGACGAAGCATGGGAGTTAGCAGCAAACGAAGATCGTGAAAAAGCGGCGCTTCGACTTGTACCAAGACAGCAGTTTATTGGGAGCACCTTTTAATGGCTAATAGGTTTGCCTCTGGTAAACATGCGATTGCCGAATGTGACCGATGTGGGCAGAGGTATAAATTAAAAGTTCTGAAGCGAGAGGTTATTAAGACCAAGAACTACGAATTGTTGGTATGCCCAACTTGTTGGGACCCGGACCACCCGCAGTTGCAGTTAGGTATGTATCCGGTGGATGATCCGCAAGGACTTAGAAATCCTCGCCCTGATCGTAGTTACCAGCAGTCTGGTCTTAGTGGGTTGCAAGTGTTTAATGGTGCAGGTACAGGTGAACTGGAAAGCGGGTTCCCCGAAGGTGGTAGTCGCGTTATACAGTGGGGTTGGAACCCTGTGGGTGGAGCAAGTGCGAATGATGCGGGGCTAACACCAAATGCCTTGACATCAAAAGGTGTTGTAGGCAACGTAACAATCTCGTAGGAGTAATTATGGACAGCATGAAAAAAGTAGCCAAAGCAGAAGTTCGGGCGCACGAGAAGCGCATGCACAAGGGCATGGCAAAAGGCGGCGTGACTAATGAAATGCTGAAAAGCATGGGGCGTAATATGGCGCGGGTAGCTAACCAGCGTGGCTCTTCAAGGGGTAAATAATGGCTAAATACTCACACAAGCAGGGCGGCAAAGAAGTAGGCCAAGCTGCTGTTTATGCGGAGCCACATACTATGGACGGTAAAAAAACTAAGGCGCAAGTGCCGGAAAAGACCGGTGCTGCGTGTATGAACGAGATGAACATCTCGGTAGGGGGTGTTTCCAAGGGCAACTATAAAGAGCCAAAGACCACTGGTATCAAGATTCGCGGTACCGGCGCAGCTACCAAAGGTGTAATGGCACGAGGCCCAATGGGTTGATATATGGACTACTTGACGTACAACGAACTGTTCATTCAGGTTAAGAACTACCTGCAAAACGACTTTCCCACGGAAACGTGGACGAGCGTTGCAGGTGCTACAACTACGTCTACCGGTACACAACAGATCAACTTCTTCATCAAACAAGCTGAAGAGCGCATATACAACACAGTTCAGATTCCCGCCCTACGCAAGAATGTAACAGGTAACGCAAGCATTAGTAATCCGTATTTATCGTGTCCTACCGACTTTTTGTCGGTGTTTTCGATGGCAGTTATCGATAACGACGGCAATTATGAGTACTTATTGAACAAGGACGTAAACTTCATTCGAGCAGCGTATCCAAATCCTTCGGATGAGGGGGCGCCCAAATACTATGCTTTGTTTGGCCCTCGTGTGTCGTTGTCTACGATTACTGATGAACTAAGTTTTATTTTAGGCCCCACGCCTGATGCTAATTATGCGGTAGAGCTGCACTACTACTATTACCCAGAATCAATTACTGTAGCTGGAGATGGGCGTACTTGGCTTAGTGATAACTACTCGCCGGTACTGCTGTATGGCACTTTGGTTGAGGCCCC